TACACTACTGGATTTGAATGGGGAACAATAACGACAAATGTCGATTTTACAGTAATAGATGCTGGTTTTAACATAGGCACAACGACTCGTAGTGGTTCCTCATCAATCGTGTTTGACCCTGCAGTGAGTAACCAAAATCTATCCTTTAACTATACAGTGGCAACTTCAAGTATTCAATATGCACGGGTCTACTTTAGATTTTCCACCTTTCCATCAACCGATACTACAATAATGGTTTTTAGAACATCAGGTGGAACTGCTATTTGTTTGATTGATTTTGATGCAGCAAATCTAACTCTAGAACTCCATAAGGGTGATACGGCGCAGGTTGGTTCTGATTCTGCTACTTTGTCTCTAAATACATGGTACCAAGTTGAGCTCAAATGCCAAGACGATGGGACAACCAATGGTTTACCTTTAGAAGCACAATTAGATGGGACAAGTTTTGCTAGTGGTACAAATGTTGTTACGGGTTCAATTACAAGCATGCAGATTGGAACTCATATAGACATACCAACGATGTATATGTATATTGATGATGTCGCAATAAATGGTGCGGGTGGTTCTGTCCAGAACTCTTGGCCTGGAACAGGAAAAATAGTTCATATTCTACCAAGTGCAGCGGGTGACAATGCTCCTACTCTTGGTACTTTTAATTTGATAGACGAACTCCCACCAGATAATGCTACTTCGTTTATTGATTTAGACGCGGCAACAACAATTGCAGACTTTAATGCTTCTTCGACTAGTCAGGTTGGTATAAATTCTTCAGATACAATTTCACTTGTAGAAATTCGGGTTAGAATTAGGGAAGAATCGGCTGCAGCAACACTTTATCAACTACGAATCAAATCTGCTTCCGGTGGAACTCTTGCAACAACAACTAGTACGGATGTTGGTGGCACTACTTGGCAAACCAATCCAGTTTCTTCCACTGCTTTTAGAAAAAAGCTTGTTTCTTACATAGACCCGACAACAGGTATAGCTTGGACTCCTACAGGTACAAATTCTATAGATAATATGCAAATCGGGGTAGCTTCTTTGAGTGCTAATGATATTGATGTTTCAACCCTTGTAGCTGTGGTCGAATATGTGGACGGCATTACTTCACAAAATGTTACAAGTTCTCCAATGTGTCTAATAAACGATGGCTTATTCATCCTCAACGGTCGTTTAATAATTCCATGAAAAATCTCCGAACCATTTATTTAGGAACAGCTACGATAATAATTCTAGGAACAATCGCTTTCTCGCTCGCCTTTGTAATTTATAAATTCTTTGCAAACGAACCAATCTTGCCGAAGATAGAGCAAAACTTCTCGCCAGAATATCAGATACCTCACGAAACTAATCAAGGAAAAGGATGAAAAACTTTAACAGAGGACAGATAAACATAATGACAGCTTTAATCGGAGCTTTAGGTATTATCACCGCTTCAGCGTTCACTTCTTGGGCGACAGCAAACAACAAACTTGGAGATGTTAATACACAAGTCCAAGTGAATGAAGAAAGAGAAATGTTACATTATCAAGAGCTTAGAAAAGATTTGTCCCGCATAGAAGAAAAATTGGACAAACTTATCATACAAAAAACTCTAAAATGACACCTCAAATATCTTATAGTTATAAATATGTTTGGGGCATCTGCAATACTCACCCCGAAGCAGTGGTAGCGGTGGCGGTGGCTATCACGGTGTCGACGACTAATAATATGGGAAAAAGTTAAATGACTCTTATTCATCCTAGAAACAGTTTAAGTGGAGTTCAGGATCAGTCAGGAAAAACGATCGCTATTCTTCAAGTGGCGGTGGCGCAAGAAGAAGCAAAATTAAATGCTCTAAGATTTGAGACTCGATTTCTTGAGAATGTACGATCAAAGATTACTGGTGAGATGATTGACGAAGAAAACGAAGATTTGAGTAAAGTTGTTTTGACATTAAAAGAATATCAGACCCTTGTTTCCTTTATTCCTAAATTGAAAGAGGAGGAGTCTCTACTCGGGCGCAGTAATGAATCTCTTAAGCAGGAACAAATAAAGTTGATTGAACAGACAAGTGTTTTGTCTAAGACAAAAGAGTCTATTGAAAGAGAGTTGACTGTTAGACGGGCTCACCTTGAGGGTGTTATGCAGTCAACTGATAATGAAATTACAGTTAAGAAGAAAAATTTAAATGACTTAAAGGTTGAACTTGATTTAAAAGAAAAAGAACTGGCAGAACTTTTGACAACTATCAGTAGTGAGAGTGAGTCTTTGTCCGGTAAGAAGCTCGAGCTTCAGGAGTATCAGGAGTTTCTAGAAAATAAGGCCCGGGATCTGATGCGGCTGGAACGAAGGGTGGAACGGGGCTGGAATACCAAGTTTCCCAAGGATAGAATGTTGATGAAGGAAAATAGGCCGTTAGTTGATAGTGTGGAAGAATTTAGTGATACAATAAGAGAGTAACTATGAATAAAATTTGTCAACAGTGTAAAAAAGGTTTTGTTTCTAAATATAAGAAAATGGCTAAATTTTGTTCTCAAAAATGTTATGGTATCAGTCTAAAAAAGAATGTGGGAGGATTAAATCCATTTTTTGGAAAGACTCATACTGAATCTGTTCGAGAAAGAATAAGTGATGCTCGAAAGGGTAGGCGTTATGCAGTGTTTACTGAATTTAAGAAAGGAGTAAGACCGTGGAATTATAGAGGAGGAGTGGATGTCAGAAGTTATCATTCGCTTTTTAGTCCTGAATATGTTCTTTGGCGCAAGTCTGTGTTTGTGAGAGATAGCTTTAAGTGTAGAATATCTAATGGGGATTGTTCTGGACAGTTGGAGGTCCATCACATTTTACGATGGGCTGATTATCCTGAACTTCGTTATCAGCTTAATAATGGCATTACACTATGTCACTTCCATCATCCGAGAAGGAAGGAAGAAGAGAAACGACTACAGTCTGAATTTCAGGCTTTAGTGTCAGTATCAAGTGACTAAAATTACTGCGGGAAAACCGGATTGGCAAAAGTTAGCAGCTATAGGAAGGCTTCCTAAAGAACAAAGAGGACAGATTCCGATGTTAGTGGGAATGGATAAGTTAGAAGAAAAGGTTGAAAAGTTGGAAAAAGAGAATGAAAAGTTGGAAAAAGAGAATGAAAAGTTGAAAGAAAAAATTAAGGAATTAAGAGCCGGAGGAGACAGTGGCGAGGGTGATAAGGATGATAAAAAAAATGAATAAAAATAAACTATCATGCCAGTTCGCCGCATATACTCTGACATAAGTGAACTCCTCGATGGAGCAGAAACGCTTATTCTCGACGCTGACGTTGCCGCTGGCGCTACGTCTATTACTGTAAAAAGTATTACCGGTGCGGCTATTGACAATATTTTGTTTTTTCGTTTCCCCGGCAACGAGTCGGCTGAGATTGTCGTCACCTCTGCCTCTACGGCGCCGTCAGGCAATACCGTGACGTTGGTAGCGGCGGGTCTTGTGGAGCCTCATCCGGCTGGTACGGTGATCTACATCATTAGAGCGAATACAGTCCGATTCTATAGTTCCGCTACAGAAGTAAACGCTAATTCAGATGATTCTACGTTGACGGCGCTGGCGGCGGCTCAGAACATCGATCCGACCCTTGTTCGAAACTTTTACGATGACACGACACAGACATCAGGATTTTACTATTGGCGATTTATTGACAGTATTAATTCCGTCAACTTGCTTTATTCGGACGCTATTCCGTGGGGACAAGTAGAAGTCACTTTTGCCGAAGACGAAGTCGGTTATGTGCTTGAATCTGTGCGTCGCAAGCTTGGTCAGGAATGGAACGAAACGTTCTCAAAACAGGTAGCGATGGATGAGATCAATGCGTGTCTGCGCTACGTTCAAGGAAAACTTAAGCGCTGGAGTCGTTACTTAATTGCGGATTATGTGATCGGGCAAACGGCTCGAGGAGTCTTTGATTTTGCACTTCCTGCGGATATTTATGATGATGAAACAAATAAGTCGGTTCTTCAAGTAAAGATTGGCGGTCTGGACAGACCTTTAAAACCGCTTGATGAAAAAGAATTTGAGGCTGCGATGAATGACGCTAAACATACGCAAGTGCGTACACTTGCGGTGGTGGGTGGAACGACTCTTGAGATTGACAATTCTTATGACTTTGACGACTCGGGGACTGTAAACGTTTACAGTTCAAATACTCTTGACGCTATTACTTATACTGGAGTAACACGTTCGGCAACTGCGGGGATTCTGACCGGCGTCCCGGCATCTGGTGCTGGAGCTATTGGCGCAGCCCACGTTGTTGATCAGAACGTCTGGCAGGATGAACAGGAAGGTCAGCCGAGATATTTTAACGTCAGAAGTGGTCGCATCCGTATTTGGCCGTTGGTAGATTCTACTTGGATAAATAAGAACGTCACGATGGACTACAATGAAGAGGCCACGGCGGTTGATTCGGAAGCGGACACTATTGATGCCCCGCGTTTTGATATGGTTCGGTACTGGTTACTTTGGCAAGGAAAGAATTACTGGCGCAATAATGGTAAGGAAGATCTGGATGACGGAGATTTTAAGCTTTTCGGTGATACTTTAAAGTCTGCAATTCGAACGGAAGTCTCCGGACAAAAATACAAAATGGCTCCTAAAATAAACGAAATTAATTATCGTTCGGGCATCAGAAGAGAGCCGTATAGTGAATAAGCCTTATGGCAAAGTTAGAGAAAACAGTCAAGTGGAGAGACGTCTCTGCGGGTAATATCCAAGCAGTTTCTTCTGATATTACTATCCCGAACTCGGTGCCGTTCTCGATGAACCTCCTTTTCGATAAAGTGCTTGGAGAAGCCGTCTCGCGTGAAGGTACGACCATCATTGGTACTCAACTTTCTGCCGGAAATAATTGTCAAGGTCTTTTCCAGCATCTTGATACTACTGTTGCCAGTAGTGTACTTTTTGCCGGATTTAATGGAGTTATCTATAACGCTGTAACCGGGGCTACTTCTCTCAGTGGTCTAAGTACTACAGCTAAGATGCGTTTTGCCACTTTTCTTAATACAACACTGATGCTCAATGGAGTGGTAGCTCGAGCTTATAACGGTGGCAGTTGGGCTTCTTCTGGGGGGCCGTTAGGAGTGGGTGGAGTACCGGCCGGAGCACAGTTCCCGATAGAGTTCAAGGATCGAGTTTATTGTGCTGTAACTGATCGGATTTATTACACAGCTACTCCTTTGAGCGGGACAGTCAGTTGGACTGCTGCTGGTTCAGGATCTCTGCAAGCGGAACAAGAAGACGGTGGTGGCACTCTTCAGGGTTTGAATAAAGTACCGGGGTATCTGATGCTTTATAAACAACGATCGCTTAAGCGTTGGAATTTTGACTCGGCTTTTCCTGAAGACTTGGTTAACATCGGTACGCAATCAAACGAAAGTATTGTGCGAGCGCGAGGGAGAAACTACTTCTTCTATGGTCCGAAAGGATTTTATGAGACGAATGGTGGATACCCGCAACTTATCTCACGTCCGGTTCAAAGAATCGTTGAAGGCATGGCTAGTTCTTTTTATGAAGATGTTAATGGCTGGAGCGACAACGAACATATTTATTGGTCTGTCGGAAACGTTACAGTAAATTTTGATCGTGGCTTTACGGAAACATATACTAATGTGGTTTTACGTTATCATATTGATAGTGGAGCTTGGGCTCCTCTTCGTTACGCTAATCAGTTTCAGTTCTTGTCTCAATACCTTACTGGTGATGATCTTGTGATTGTAGGCGGAGATGATGATGGACAAGTACAGCAACTCAATTCTGGAAATAGTGATTATAACAATCAGGCTATCACTTATATTCTGCAGTCTCCGGAATTTGACTTCGGTGATCGTGGTAAATATAAAACTATAAACGAGAAGATTGTGGTTCATTCTGACGGTACTCGAGGAGCAGAAATTCAGAGACGGCTTGATTACGGACAATGGGAAGCCTTCGGTTCTCTTGGAGATATTGTGACGGAAGTACTGATTAATAAACCGCTTCGGGCTCGGGTCTTTGAGTTTCGAGTAGTGGATTCGACTACTGGAGAGCAGATTAAGTTGAGGGGCCTAGATTTTCCCAATATAAATATTGAAGAATCTTCAAAATGATATGAGTATTTTTATTGATGAGATTGGTTACAATATTCTTGATCTCGGATTTGATAAAAGTTTAATTAAAAATAATTCATTACAAACAACTCCGGAACTTATCAACGTCATTACGCAAGGGATAGCTCCTAAGAACGTTACTTCTGGTGAAGTTATTTCTGATCTGGAACAAGCGGTAGGAGTACTCTTTAATGGAAAAACTGCTTTTGATAATACTGAGACTGGTTATCGTTTGGGTATTGATGAGGCTGACGGTTTAATGAAGTTTTACATCGGTAACACTACCGATTATTTAAACTGGACAGGTACAGAATTGATCATCGTCGGGGGGGTCAGTATTGATTTGCTTGATATCGGAGGGTCTGACGCCACTTCCTTTCACGTTGATGTTGACGGAAACATGTGGATGGGAGCAGCAACATTTGCAGTGGCTCCTTTTAAAGTTTCCAGCGCCGGAGCCTTGACTGCTACTGGTGTAACTATTACTGGCACTATCACAGCCACGTCAGGAGCAATCGGTGGTTGGACAATAAATTCTACTTCAATCTACACAGGCACGGAGGACTTTGCCGCTTACACAGCCAACGCCGGAGATATGACCATTTACTCCGATGGGTCAAATTCTTCGATTCATGCTTTTAATTTTTATATAGATGCTGGTGGCGATTTCCATACTCGAGGCGGAGACATCACGGGAGTTTCTATTGCAGGTATACCTAACAATACTTCAACGGATATTTCTTTGATGGAATGTTCTCATAACCTTGTTTTCTCAGTTACTGATGCCGACACAATCGCGTGGGCCACAGGCACGATAATTTTCTCGAATGCCCGAACATTTACGATTGATGCTGGTAACACCGGAAATATGGTAGCTCTCACTTATATTTATCTTGACCCAGCAGTTTCTTCGACTGTGCTTCAAGTAACTACCACCTATTCGACAGCGATGGGAGCAAACAAGAGACTGATAGGAACGGCACAAAATAACACAATAACTGCAAACTTCGTTCCCTACGGAGCGGGACAAATCTTGATAGACGGAGCAAATATCGGAGCACTCTCGATTGTAGCTGGGAACATTGCCGCTTCTACGATCACGGCCGGCAAACTGACGGTTTCACAACTCTCGGCTATCGCCGCAGACCTTGGCACTATCACCGCAGGAACAGTAACAGGAGCCACTATTCAAACCGCTTCTTCTGGCACAAGGTTCGTAATGACATCGAGTGCTTTTCAGGGAATCAATGCCAGTGCCGCAGTAATATTTGAGATTCTTCTTACCGGCGGAGACGTAGGGGACGTCATCATGGGTGATGACGCTACGGGGTCTTATGCAAAGTGGGATAACTCTGCTGGCACTTTTGATGTATTTGCAGACAATATTCCTTCTGCTAGTCAAGGTACGTTCGGGGGTGACGGTTCTGACGGAGCTCTTTCCGCTTCGTCTGGCACAACTGATATTGACCTTGCAGGAGCAAAATCTGTTGTTAAAAACTATACTCTCATTTCTCTAACAGGATCGGCTAAACTCACTTTTTCTAATCCTCATGCTAACGGCACTCTGATTATTTTGAAATCACAAGGCAACGTAACTTTGACCGCCTCCGCAACCATTATCGATGCTTCTGGAATGGGGGCTACCGGAGGAACCGCTGTTTCTCAAAGTAGTAACGGAACTACCAACGGAAATAACGGAACAGTCGGGACAACCGACTTTACGATGTGGTCTACTGGTAATGGAATCAAGGCAACTGCCGACGTGGGTGGCACTGCTTCCGCGGCCCTAACAGGTGCTTTTACTTATAAAACCACCGCAGAAAGTATTTATATTTCTAAATACTTTAACGCTTTTGTGGGTTCTGGCGGAGGTAGTGGAGCGGCAGGATGGACGACAGGATCGGATGCAGGAACGGTCACTTCGGGTGGTGGGGGATATGGAGGTGGAGCATTGATTATTGAATGTGCCGGAGCTTGGAACTTCACGACTGCTAGTGGTATTTCTGTCGCAGGTAAAGTTGGAACAGCTCCAAGTCAAGGTGGTACTACCAGAGCATCAGGAGGCGGAGGTGGAGGCGGTGGAGGGGGATTCTTTCTGGCTCTCTATAACACGCTTACAGCTAATTCTGGCACTGTTGTTGTTTCTGGTGGCGCCGCTACTGGTTCAGTAGCAGATTATTCTGCTGGACCTGATACTGGCATGGGTGGTGGTAGTGGTGGCAGTGGACAGACTGCCAGTAGTGCTGGAACTAATGGAGGAGCAAGCACTGCCGGTGATGGAAGCGCCGGCACTGCCGGTTTAGCTTTAGTTGTTGAGAACACAATATTCTTTTAATAATGGTATAATAAAATAAAATGCAAGAAGTATTTAAGGGAGTTACATATAACCTAGATGACCCTGAGGGAAAAGCGGCCTTTGACTTGGCTAAGTCTGGAAATCTTTATATTCAACAGTCTTATGCCCCAGCTAACTGGAGAGATTCTGACTACGACTTTGTAAAAGATACAGCTTCTACGATGACCCCAGAACAGCAACTGGCACAAGCTCAAGCATTTAATACTCAGTGGGGAAGGACTGCTCCTGCTTCTTATGCTACAAACTCTGTCTGGGCGCAACTTGCTCCTGCACCTGCTCCTAATGTTTCAGCTACATCAACCTCTCCTACAAACATTACTCAGCCTGTCCCAACATCAGCTGCTTTTAAAAACACTGAAGCTTATAAAGCTTTGACTCAAGAAGAAAAAGATTTTGTTGATTTGGCTTACAACTTAATTTCCGTCGGGGGCGAAGAAGAAGCTAGAATTTTTGCTAATGCTATTACTCAAGCAAAAGCCATTGCCGATCCATATTTCCGATCAGTATTAACTCTTGCTTTAGGGGAAATTCAAGGAGCCATTGCTGAAAAGAATTTTGATTTTCAGACTAAAGCGGAAATTTTGAAACGAACTAGAGACGAACTTTTTGAAGATCTAAAACGAGGTCGGGAATATCTGACTCTGGAACAGCAAGCTCTCTTAGGCAAAGAACTTAGTGTTTATGAAGAAGATCTGTTGACTATTGCTGATCAAGCAGCCGAGAAAGGTTTAACTTTTGCCACTGGCGCGCGCTCTCGAGCTTTGGCAGAAGAAAGACGCACTGAACAGTATGGAGAAGTAGTACAGTCAACTCAACGAGTCACAAACATGAGAATTAAGGAACTTGAAATCAGAGCTCAGAGAGGCGATCTTGACGCCCAAAGACAACTTGAAGCTTTGACCGGCCAGAAAGCCTTTGATCTTCAGAAGATCGGTCGAGCGGCTGAAGAAGTGTTAGGTACAACGAACCTTCCGGCCGTAGAAGGATATACACCGGCTGGCGGAGTGATCGGTAAAATTGAGGAAGAAAAACAGAAAGCTGTCATTTCCGACGTCGGCGCTTTTGTAAATCTTCAAAAAGGGTTTATATAATATAACAATATGCCTACATATCAATATGTAAACAAAACGGGACAGCTGGCGACAGTCGAGGCGAAAGATTCGGCTTCGGCTCTTGCCGCCGTTAAAAGTGTAGCCGACCCTCATAGTGGAGTATCACTTGTTACTGGAGCGGCAGCAACTCCGGTTGCTGCTCCCGCAGCGACAACAGCAATACCATCCGGTACACTTCCGGCTCTTACTCCCCCAACTCCACCGACATTAAACGTAACTGGCACAGCAACTAATCCTTTGCCGGAAGTACCTACTCCGCAGTTCACTAATCTAGGAAATCTCAAAGCTTCTCTTAGAGATGCCTTAAACGAAGCCGCTCGGGCCCGAGTAGAAAGTAACTATAAACAGGTGGCTCCACTCTCTAAAAATATTCCCGGCACGATGGGATCAATCGTTGACCTGATCAGAGGTGGTATTAAAACTCCGGTAGAGACAACTTTTAGCGATATTGTCGGGACTTTCAGAGAAACGAACGAAGCTAAAACCAGAAGCTACGAACGCGCCCAAGACGCACGAGAAAGGCAGTACGACAGACTGATCAGCATCCAGAGTGAAGAGAATCGGGTAAAGTTGCAAATTTATGATCGGGAACTGGCTCTTTATGAAAGTCAGGTAGCGGATAAAAAACAAGAACGACAAGCTGTTGATAAACTGCGCTTAGAGTTCGGTTCAATTATACCGGCGGATGCCGATCTTGAAACAGCACTAGCTTATGCCACTCCGGAGGTGGATCGACTATTAAAAGAAGAGCAGAAAGATAAAGGACCAACCGCAAAAACTTTGACTCGAACCGATGTTCAACAATTAGGACTTCCAGTTTCTTTGGTAGGAACAACATGGGGAACACTTCAGTCTCAACTTGAAAGTAATACTCCTCCGGCATGGTTTAGAACAATGATAGAAAATGAACGAAAGCAATCGATCTTGCCAAGTGAGTTAATAACACTCTGGAACGAATTTAGAGGAGCATTTAATGATACTTTTACCAGTAGCGGAACAGACGACTTCGATAACTTATAAACTATGCCAGTATCACAGTTTAACGGAATAGCTCAAAGACTTAAAAGTTTTTTTGAACCTGATCCAGAACAAGTGCGTACTCGCGATGTTATCCGTAACTTGCCAGAAAGCCTTAAAGACGTTGGCACTAAACTCGGAAACTTTTTTGTTCAAAGCGGGCAAGCAACATGGCGCGGTTATGGAGCTCTGGGACAACTTATCTCAACCAGAGGGGAATCTTCAGAGTTTATGCCTCAAGGACAATTTCAAAAAAAACTTTTTGGCACTGACCAATCTTTTAGCTTAAGATCAGTCGGAGAAGAAATTCCCGGCGTTAAGGGAAGAAAAGCTGCTCCTTTCGTCGGTGCTGCTTTGGGAATTTCTGACCTTATCCCGGGAGGCAGTCAAGCTAAACAAGGTCTTAAACTTTTAAGGGAAGTCAACAAGACAGACGACGCTTTTAAAATATTAAAAAGTGCTTTTAAGTTCTCAGATGATATTGCTAAAAAATATGCTCCTAAGTTTGCCAGTCTTACTGACGAAGCAAAAATTTCTGGGCTACTTGACGAGGCGGTCAAAGAAACTGGATCTATAGCAAAAAAGGGGAAAAGAGTCGCTCAAACACTGCGAGAACGAGGGTTCGTCACTAGCGTCAAAGAGGCTTTTCCTGATGCTTCTTCTAAAGTAGCCGGTCAGTATATTCCTAAACCAAATGATGAGTTAGTAAGAACAGCCAGAAAACTTATCCAAGATGACTTTTTAAAAGCGGAACATCTGGCTAAAACCGGGATTGACGACGTTGCCGTCGCCACAGCTGATGAACTTATAAGACATTATGCTGACGCGGCTGCTAATGCCTCGGATACTCTCATTAAAGCTTCTATGGAGGATAAGATGGCCGAAATAGTAAACCCTTTAGCCAAAGCTTTGACTGAACACGGACGATCGGTCCAAGCCGCTTCACTTTTAGGAAAGATGACTCCTGAGGGACAAATACGTTTTGCCGCTCGAGAAATCCAGAAATATAATGAGATAGTTAAACAAACAAAGCTTCCCTTCATGAAAGAGATACCGGAATTAACTGGCAAACAGATTGGAACCATAACTGACAAAATGAACGAAATTGCCAGTCTTCCCGACGGCATACAAAAAGCTGAAGAATTTCAGAAACTACAAAAAGAAATTTTTGAAATGGTGCCATCTCCTCTTTTCAAAAAGATTGTCACTGTTTGGAAAGCGGGACTTTTGACGGGAATAAAAACAAGCGGTTTAAACATTTTTGCTAATGTGTCTCATGCTATAACTGAAACAGCAAAAGATGTACCAGCCGCCATAGTAGATAGCGTAGCCTCTCTTTTTACCGGTAAACGTACTCTAGCTTTTACTTTGAAAGGGACAGGTAGTGGAATAACTGAAGGATTTGAAAAAGGTTGGAAGTTTTTCAGATCTGGATTTGACGAAAGAAACATTGCTCAAAAATTTGACTACAAAAATGTCAGTTTCGGCAAGAGTGTTTTCGCCAGAAGCATCAAAAAATACGAAGAAACCATTTTTAGAATTCTGGGAGCAGAAGATCAACCCTTTTATTATGGAGCTAAAGCTCGATCACTCTATTCACAAGCCATTGCTCAAGGAAAAAACCTCGGTCTTAAGGCAGACGAACTAACTGAATTCGTTTCCGACATGGTTAAAAGCCCAACTGACGACATGCTCAAATATGCCGCAGTCGACGCTGAAACGGCCGTGTTTCAAAATAAAACAGCTCTTGGCAAGGCGGCTCGAGCTATACAGAAAATAGGAGGGGAACGATTCCCGATAGGAGAAATATTTGTGCCTTTCTCGCGCACTCCTTCATCTGTTGCTACACAAGTAATTAATTATTCTCCTGTTGGGTTAGTTAAAACTATTGTACAAAATATGGGTAAAGGTAAATTTGACCAGCGTCTCTTTGCTCAAGGCATGGGGAGAGGGATTACTGGCACCGGCTTTTTGTATCTTGGAACAAAACTCTATGATAACGATCTCGTTACTCTCGATTACCCCAAAGGAGAAAGAGAACAAGAGGTTCTTAAAGCTGAAGGTAGAAAACCAAATACAATTAAAATTGGTGATAAATGGCGCTCGATCCAGTCGCTTGGTCCAGCTGGAAGTCTTCTTATAGTAGGAGCACATTTCCAAGAAGCTTATAAAGATACAGGCAGCCCTATTGCTGGTATCTACAAAGCTTTTACCGGCGGGGCGAAGTCGTTTACGGAACAAACTTTTCTGCAAGGAGTACGAAGTTTTGTTGAAGCATGGGATGATCCAGAAAGATATGCTGATGCTTATTTCGGCAACCTTCTAGCTTCCGGAGTGCCGACTATTGTCTCTGACGTTGCTAGAGCAAAGGATGGGACAGAACGCAGAGCACGCACAGCTATTGAACGGGTCAAGGCTCGAACTCCATTCTTACGAGAAGAACTTGAGCCTCAGGTTGACGTTTTTGGGAAAGAACGGGTAGTCGGGGGAAACTTTTTAGAAACGATGATAGACCCGACTCGTCCTACAAAAGAAATTTCAACTCCTCTTATTGAAGAATTAAGACGCCTTAGTAAAGCTGGATTCAAAGTTTCTCCGACTTTACTTGGGGACAAGAAGGGGTACTCCGCATTGACTCCAGAACAAAATACTGATCTTCTGAAACGGGCCGGGCAGATTACTGAAAGTAAAATGACAACCTTGATAAACAGTCCAAGATATCAAAAACTGGCTGATGATGAAAAAGCGAAAAAGATTGATGAGTTTGCCAATAAAGCTAAGATTGTGGCTCGAGCTGAAAAAGTATTGGAGCTAACTCAAGATCTTTCTGGGGAAGCTCTCAAGGAAAAGTTAGCTGAACTTAAGGCTTCGGGGCTGATGATTAGAGCAGTCTTTGAGAAATACAAAGATTTACGTTAATATGGATACGTTACTTCATACTCTTCAGATGAACCAACATCAAAAACTCCTAGTAACATGTAGTAACCAGCCCATGCTAGAATAGTGTAACAAGTCAGTATAACTGTCCACCGAAGCGTTTCCTTAATAAATTCCTTAACCATAGACATGATATTATATACACAAACGAAATGAAATGTCAATTCATTCCTAAAGAAAAATAGTATGATTAAACCTCAAGAATTTTTTAACAAGCAGCATCAGTCAGACCACGATTTGCTCATTAGAATTGATGAGAAACTAGAATTATTTATCAAGGACGGAAAAGACCATGAAATTAGACTTAGAAGACTGGAGATGTGGGGAGCTGTTGCAATAGGTGTGTCTTACGCATTACAATTTTATTTTAACTTTTTAAAAACATGAAATATCCATTACCCATCGAAATAGTCAGAGGTCGTTCGCCTATCGTAACTCAAGAATATGGAGACAAATCTAGTGTCGCTTGGTACAAATCAAAAGGGATAGACCTCAAAGAACACAATGGTACAGATATAGTTACTGGCGGAGCAGTAGCGACTTATGGAACAAAATTAGTCTGCCCTGTTCCTACAGCTCTACTGGATAAAGTCTACTTTACTACTCCCCTTTCTACTCAAGGGAATGGTGTTAGAATTAGATGGCGAGATGAGAAAGGATTAAATCAGTGTTTAGTCTGGCACTTATCTGAAACTAACCAACAAGGAGAATATAGGGAGAAAGATGTTTTAGGTTACATGGGAAACTCTGGAACTGTCCGACCTGAACCATCTGTTTGGAATGTCCACGCGGGGTCTCATTTGCACCTTATGACTTACGTTAATAATGTTTTAGTAGACCCAAGAGAAATCTTTGACTTCACTAAGTGGTATGTCTCAGAAACAGACACCGGACAGGCAAAGGATCTGCCACCATTCATCCACTTTCTTAATAAAATCAGAGAATCTTTGTTCGGAATTACATAAGCGGTCCGAAACTCGAGACCTTAAACTAAGTATTGATTAGCTAATTATAAATTATGGCATATTCATTCACTAGAGGTTTAGGAAAAGGAGCTCTGTCTCTCTTGGCAATTACCGGTTCATTGGTAGCTTTTGCCGGTTTCTCAGACATAACGATATGGAGTTTGTTGGAACAATACTTGAGGCCAGTAGTCGGAAGTCTTACTACTGGTGGAGTAATTGTGATGTTGGTCAATTATATTAAGGTGAGATCTAAGACAGTGGTATAACAAAACATGGAAAACGAACCTGAAAATCCAGAAGAGGAACCGAAAGAAGGACTGGATGAAGAAGTAGATATTATCGAACCTGAAGAAGATGTCGATTTTCCAGCTGAAGGTGAAATAGATGATGAGGAAGTTTAATTCGTTTCTCACTCCCGTCTTAAAGTAATCTATAATGGGAAACTGTAAGACGGAGGAGGGATACGAATTGGTCGTATTCCACTGCTCTTTAACAAGGAGGATTTATGTGGAAAGTTATCAAAGCAAACTTTCGGTGGTTCTGGCTCGATGTTCAATATCGGCTAGCCTGTCGCAAAGCAAAAAAAGAATGGCGACATCGAAGATATGGGAGGTGATATATGTGCATCTTTTGCGGACACTCCGTCTGTCCTGATTGTGTGGACTATGCCCCGCTCGATTGGATAAGGTGTTGCTTCTGCAATCGCTGTTTCGCGAAAGGAGAAATGCCATGTACTGCGAAAAAGGAAAGGCATGGACAAGCCTGATGCTCCGAGATGACGGCACCTACACTCATTATTGTAGCGGTTGCAGAGATACTCACGATGTGAAATATCCCGTACCAGAAAAGGAGGAGAAAAATGGAACACCCGATTTGCAAAGTATTCTTCTCGAAGATAAGCCCACAAGACGCATGGACATTATCAGTCGCTTTCGGTCTTCACAGCACCGACGAGAGTTGGTACGATGACCATTGGAACGATTCCGTTAGTAACTGCTAGTGTTCCTCCCCACGTTCTTTAGGAGGGGTAGTCAGATTTGTCTGGCTCCACCCCTCCGCCCAAATCACAGATTCGTCTGTGGTTTTTTGTGTGATACAATTTAACTAGTTATTAATAATAATAATTTTTGTCATGAATCCTGATCAAGTTTTTCTTGAAATGGTTGTAAAAGGAATTGTTGATTATCCTGATGATGTGGAAATTAAAAGAACCGTAGACGAAATGGGTGTTCTCTTAGATTTAAAAGTTAATCCTCTTGATATGGGGAAAGTGATAGGTCGCAGCGGCGTAACTGCTAAAGCGATTAGAACATTGGTTCAAATCATCGGCACTAAAAATAGTGCTCGGGTATCAATTAAAATTTTTGATCCAAGACCGAGAGAAGTAGGAGTAACTAGACCTGTTTAGCTTTCCACATCTTATAACAGGTTGGAAATTCATGAGTTAGATCTACTTCTGGATCATTCATCATCTCTTTGAAAACCTTTACCTGAAGTTCCCCATCAAAAATAACATTCATAATTTCTCCCAGTTCTATGTCCGGTAAGATATTATATTTTTTAATATAATAATATAAAGTGCCTATTTTAAATTGAAGCAAACCATAAGAAGGAGTACCGTCAGTGTCAGCTTTATTAATAATCTGTTCGTTTCCACCAGATTCACATTGGATTAAAAAATCAAGAAATTCTTGATGCTTGTATTCTTCTTTAATCACTACTTCTTCCCGTATATAAGTTTCTTGTTGAGGGACAACCATCGCAATCGTTCCAGCGAAGGTGCTCATACCTGTTAAAAGTAAAAGCAATCCCTTATAGTGTAACACTATTTTATTTTATCATAATTTTATTATACAGACTCGTAAGTCGAGAAGTCGGTTGACCCTCATGTCTAGCCACAAGCATCTCATCTGTAATTAGTCGCTTAACTTCTTCCTGTCTTTTAGAAAGCAAACTTTCTGCATACGTTGCCAATCTAGTAATTACATCAGAAGAAGTATCTTCTGGCAATAGTTTTGACAATTCTCTTTTAATTTCGTCTTTCATTTCTTTTCCTTTGATTCTTGAAAAAGAGAGAGTAACGCTTCAACCTGAATATCAAGAAAAACTACTCCGTTTATTTTCTTTGACTTAATTTTTCTTTTTAACTCCTCCTCTCTTTGAGCGAGAATAGATAGCCACCAATCTACTTCTTTTTCAGTAACACCAAGCTGGACATAATGAAAGTGTTTTTTGAACTCCTCTTTAATTTGTTCTTTCTTCATCCTTTCTAAAGAGACATTGCCAACAACTCTATCTCTACTTTTAGTTGATCAATCAACTGTTGCATCAAGTTTAAAATCTGCTGTTCTAGCCAGCTTACACTACCACCAAATCCTTCTGGTTGTCTGCACCACTCCGTTCTTGTTGCTGTACACCACACAATGCCTCCACTTGGTGTTCTATGAACTTCTATAGGTGCAAGAGCAGATGGAGGTGGAGGGGGCGTGTCCGAAGGACACGGAACCTCTGTCTGTATTCCCTCGTCGTTCGGGCATACGTCTACTGGAGCCGGTGGCTCTGCGCAAGGAAGTTCTGTTTGTATTCCTTCCTCTGGACACAAATCTACTGGCGGAGGCGGGGGCAATACGCATTCTCCTTCTTCAAGAATGTAGCCCTCTGGTACAATTTCCTGATTGCCTTCAAGATTCGGGCAAACATCTACGGGAGGCGGAGGTAGCACACACTGCCCTTCCTCTAAGATATATCCCTCAGGCACTTCGTATTGATTGCCATCGATATTCGGGCAAACATCGGGACAGTCTTTTTTGACCGTGACCCTTGCGTTGTCGATTCTGTCACCCGGGCTAGGGTTGAACTCTCCGGGGAACTCATCGATGTAGTCAAAGTATCCGGCGTGTCCGTCCCCATCCACATCAAGTTCCACTTTTACCAGCACATACGGATCGTTGGTAGAGATTGTTATTTCTCTAGCTAGAGGGAAGTCGAAGTCAATAGAAACTTTCTCGTCGTAGTAGTCTCCGAAGTTGCCCTCATGGGATCCAGTGCTTCTTTGTTCATAAACAAACTCTGCACCACAGGCGACTACTGTTGCTCCTGCACTGAGCGGAAGCGCAAACATGGCTAAAAGTGCAATTGATAATAATTTTTTCATTAATCTTTGAAGATTACTTATAATTTCCCCTCTCTCAGCCGTGGGACTCAGCTATATGACTTGTTAATATTTCAAATCCGTCTTTCTTCACTAAAATCATATGTTCGAACATAGCGCAAACCTGATCATCAATACAAAACGCAGTCCATTTATCACCCATCATGCCTACAATGGCCTTGCCCGGAGTGATCATCGGCTCAACACAGATAATTTGACCTTCTTCGAGCAAAATATTGTCGTTTGCCTTATCGTAATAGTGAGGAATAAAGGGTTTCATGTGCATTTCCTTGCCTATAGCATGACCCCCAAAGTCCTTGATGACTCTAAATCCCATTTTGGAGACATAGTCCTCAATAGCTCTGCCTATGGCTGAAACAGGCGCTCCAGCTCTCACTACCTCAATACCGCGATAAAGTCCTTCCTTAGCATATCTCAAGGCTCTAAGGCGTCTATTTGAGACATGTTCTCCGACAGGCACAGTCAGGGCGGCATCACCGCAGACACCTTTATATTTTATTCCTAAGTCGTAAGTAATGATGTCTCCATCCTTTAAGGTCCTGTTATGGGGCGGAGCGTGACAAATCTCCTCATTGAGAGCAAAACAGACCGTAGCCGGATACGGGATCTCGGCCCACTTAGGATGATAGCCTTTATTAAAAGGAATGGCACCGGCTTCTCGGATTAGGCGTTCGGCCAGTTCGTCGAGCATGTCAAGACTGACTCCGGGAGCGGTCATTTTTTCAAGTTCAAGAAGTACTTTAGAAACAATATCGGCGGCTTTACGCATGTTTTCAAGTTCACTTCCAGAAGATAAAAATGAAAATAAACTCATGTCAATTTAATTTTACCGATAATTTTCTTAAGCGTCGCCCGATCACGAAGATCTGTGACAAAGTTATCGGCTATATAAAACATGTTATAAACAAAATGTTCTTTGCCTATTATCGGTGCCTCTTTTTTTTCAGGGACCGGTTCTGTATTCATCTTAACTTCCATACCGCCGCTTGTAGGTACAGTGAAGTTAAGTTGATCAAGAAGCTCTTGAATTTTAAGTATGCCTTTCTGTGAAATAGAAAGAAGTTTCCCTTGAGGGTAACCGGCCCGGACAATGTTATAAGCGTCTCCTTCACTAAAAGCCAATACCGCCATGACTCTGAAAGGAAACTGAATAAACATCGGACCTTCTTGTACGCTGTAAAGAAAGAGTCTTAATGGCTCATCTCCTTTAGCGATATCATATTTTTTCTTAATTGCGTCGTTCATTGTCCTTACCTTTAAATCTTTCTCGTTGCTTAAGTCGATGTTCAGAACATCGTTTCGGTGGAGGGTATCCTTGTTCAGCATAGTAACTTTGATCTCTTTCCGTAAATTCAAAAATAATATTGCATCCGGGTTCCGCACATTTAATTTCTTGACTTGGCATTTTCTCAAAACTTAATTTAATAATCCGCCCACCTTGAGGATCATCAGAGGGAGAACAATGGCCAAAGTTTACTTACGTTGGGAGGACAATATGAAGTGCCCTTTCCAAACCATTGACACGCCCCCTATGATAATCCCCAAAAGAGAGGACTACTAAGCAGCACCTCCTCCGCCTCCACCCGTAGCTACTGCTTCGAGCTTACCTTCGTTAACGAGCGGCTGTGCCACTTCTTCTGAAAGCTCTACTACTGAGTCGACTACTTGTACAGCACCATCGAGCTCAAACTCCACGAGGACTTTATAACTTGGCATATTATTATTTAATTAATTCTAATAAAGACTTTTCGGACCTTGTCGATCTCAAAATCCATCTGCTCATTTGTATTTAAGCAGATCATTGATAGAGACGTCTTCATCCCATTCATCAATGAAGTAGTAAATATCCGGTTCCTCTTTAAATTGACCAAAGAGGATTGGATCTACTACATCTCTGATCCAGAACACACAAAAAGAATCAAATATCTTTTCTTTCTGTGCTCTGGCTAGTTTAACTTTAACATGTTTTGGAAGCGGTTTATCGTATTCCTCAAGATCATCAATCACCAACTCTTTACCTTTAGGAAGATGATCACGGTACTTCTCAATCATATTCTTATGAATGATGGTATCGTAATCTCTCAAGTTCGCAGCTGCTTTTTTGAGATTAAGATTCATAATTTTTTCAAATTGCTCTGCCACATTCTTTTGCCCGATAGAAGCATGTTCAGCCGCCTGTTCAAAGGCTTCTTCAGCCAGTTTCTGATAAAACTTCTTCTCCATTTTAGTCAAGCCTTTCTTGACTACTTTAAAGAAAGCTCGCGCCTGAAGTTCCGGCTGACTGGTATCCTTACGACCCCAAAACGTTTTACGTTTACGAGCAACATAAGCATTACCCTGAATCCAACCATTATCAACTGTTGTAATAATTCCATTACCAATAAGCCAAGATCCGGTTCCAGCCGTGGTGGTAGTTTGCCAATCAATAGAAGAAGCTGTGGTAATTCCACTTCCAGTAATGTTAATTGTATTATCCATAATATTTATTTTACTTTTTTCTCTTTGCTCTTTCCAGTCGCATTTTTTTGCGGTGTAACTTCTTCAACTTTTTTTTCTGGCTCATTAAGAGATAAACTAGCTGGTAATACTAACACCGGCGCTTCCTTAGCGTTCTTCTTACTATCGAAATAGTCGTACTGCCAGACAGCGCGCACACTCTCAAACACCTTGTAATGCTCTTTCCACTCAGGGTAAAGCACATAACGGTAGCCGTTCTTATTTTTCGCCCCGAGCTGAAGAGCAGCCGTGATGTCGATCTTCAGATCAGTATTCTCCTCAACAGCTTTAGCATATGAAGCAAATTGAAGAGGGAAATGTTCGTGGATACCGGAGCCACTCTTAAGGTCAAGAAGTACGTTCTGACTAGCAATCTCATAAATGCGATCGAGCCGGCCAGCATATCCACCCTTCTTAGAGAATACTGGAAACTCCTTAGCGACGAGTTTCGGTTGTGTATCTTTGTACCAGACAACAAACGAGTTAATCTTGAACCACTCTTCGAGAGAATAATCCTCTTTTACGAGAGTATCACCGTCCTCAAGCTTGTCGCAAGCGGTGTGGATCCTCGTTCCTCGCTCTCCTGCTTTTGACTTAATTCTCTGAGACTCATGCCAGCCCTGCTCTGCAATCCACTGAGTAAGATGCGGAGACTGCGGATAAGCATTGAGAATAGTAGTCGAGGACGGAAAAGTGCCGAGAAATTTCTCTTTCTTCTTGCCTTGTTCCCAGACGTTATACCAGTGTCCGGTCAACGTATCGGCAAGCTCTACTCTGTAATGCTTAAGGATTTTCATTTTCTTAGTAGATTATTAATACTTTTTAATTGATCATCAAGAACAGTTAACATTATGTTCCATTCCTTTTTCTTTACGATTTTGTAGTTGAACATAACTTTTAAAAGTCCCCGCCCGTTACGCTCTGACTATCAAGCCATTCCTTGTTCATAGTCGGTTTACCCTCGTTATCCTTCGGAGCGTAGATCTTGATAATTTTTGCTGGTCCGAGTTTACCTTCTACCTCTTCGGTAAAAGTAAGCTTGACTACCTGACCCGGACGGAGACTATTCATTTGACCATTGAAGATGTCATTACGTCCCCAGACATTCCACGACTCACCTTTATTGATTGCCGTAGGCGTTTCCGCCGGCTTTTTCTTAGTGAGCTTATGAAACGAGCCCTTCTCTGTATAGAACTCATAAATACTGTTTAACCCGAACTGCGTTTCAACGTTATGACGCGCTTTCACGAATGTACCTATCACGAAATTTCCAACCTTCCCCCAATCGATAGTTAGTGAAGACATCTCACTTGACTCATCGAAGTTTGAATCATCAAATATATCTGGCATGGTAATAATTTTAATTTATAACGTTACCTCTATTACTGTCGTTTGAAGACAGTGAATACAATAGACACAATACTTTCTCTGAACACTGTTGACCTCCTTATAGAATTGAGGCACAACTCGCCACTCATGCTCAAGCTCAGGAACAAGACACCCCACTTGCATCGGATTAACCTTGATCCCTCGATTTTTTTCTTCTACCTGCTTATCTTTTTGTGTGTTCATGTAAGATCAGCATTCACTTCGTATAAACTTTTTTCACCCACTTAGGAACCCATCGAGGCGGACACCTTCCAATAATACGCATAACTGTTGAGATATGCTTCATATTGAATATCTTGCCAATTTGTGACGGAGTATAGTCTTGTTTAAAAAGAGCCCAGATAAGCTCATTGCGTTTATCTGTTAAAAACTCTTCCACCTTATCCCCAACAATATCTATTGGCATGTTTACAGTATAAAGGATATACTATCGGAACGCAACTGGTACTTGCACTAAAAACATCAAACCTGTGGATAACTTGCTTAACATACAAAATGAAGAAAGGGAAGGGTATCTGACAAAACTCGAGAAAAATCATCAAGAAAGCTTACCAAACTACACTTTCTACCAGCTCCTTGAAATATTCCCTGAAGCTAGACCGGCTATGAGACGCGGTCTCCTCACAAACATAAAAAAATATAAAGCTGACCTTAACGAATCAGTCCGGGTAGAAAACGAAGGTAAAAAAATTATCTTTAACAAAACAAATGATCTGCGCTCTCAAGAATTTTGGCTATCTGTTCTTAATGTTTTTTATATAGAGCCCCTCCGGGCCGGTAGAGAAAATAAGATTAAACAGAGCCGGTTCTATCTGTCGGCGCTGAAGCCGAAGAAAGCGAGCGAGGTGGATCCGAGTAAAATTACTGACACTGACATCGCTAGAGCTAAAGAAGTGCCGATTGAAAGTCTTTATGTCGGGAAATTGAACCGACAAGGCAGTCGAGCAACAGGACAATGCCCGTTCCATATAGAGAAAACAGGAAGCTTCATGATCTATATCAAGCAAAACACCTTCTATTGTTACGGCTGTAATGCTGGCGGAGACGTGATCGAGTACATCATGCAATCGAGTAAGTGTAATTTTTTACAAGCGGTAAAGTTGCTAATCAATAAATAAGATGACCAAAAAACGATCAAAGTATTGGAACACTATGGTAGACATTCTTGATGGAGAATTTCCAAAGGGTGAATGTAAAGAACGTGGTAGAGCATTAGTAATGATTTCTTATATTGAAATGATGCTTCAAGGAGTGAAGTTTAATAATAACGGAGAACCGAAATAAAAAATGAAAAACGAAGCCATCAGGTTGAATAGCACTGTCAGTATTGATCTCCCTAAACTTATTTCGGGTAAACTTCTGGTACAAGCTAATTCTGGTGGCGGTAAGTCATGGCTCATACGCCGTATTGTCGAGCGCGCTTACGGCAAGATCCAAATTATCATTCTTGACCCGGAGGGAGAGTTCTCAACTTTGCGCGAGAAATTTGATTTTGTGCTTGCCGGTAAGGGAGGGGATACCCCAGCAGAGCCTCGCAGTGCAGCGCTTCTTGCGACACGATTACTTGAGCTCAAAGTTTCTACAATCATAGACCTCTACGAACTCCACCCACAAGAACGCAAGCATTTTGTAAGACTATTTTTAGAGTCTATGGTTAATGTCCCCAAAAGCCTCTATCACCCCACGCTGGTTATTCTGGATGAAGCACACACCTTCGCTCCTGAGAAGGGTGAGGCAGAGTCTCTTTCGGCTGTGGTTGGCATGGCTTCTCTCGGTCGCAAACGTGAGTTCTCCTTGATCCTTGCTACTCAGCGTATCTCTAAACTTCATAAAGATGCAGCCGCGGAGTGTAATAACAAGCTGATTGGTCGTGCTTCCCTTGACATTGACCGTAAGCGCGCGGCTGATGAGCTTGGTATTACTGATAAGGAGAAAATTCTGGCCTTGCGCTCTCTTGAGCCGGGGGAATTCTTTGCTTTCGGTCCGGCTATCTCGAACGAAGTAATTAAGATTAAAGTGGGCGAGGTTAGTACCTCAATACCAAAAGGAGGAGCTGAATATAAAGTTGTTCCTCCGACAGAGAGAGTAAAAAAACTTCTAGGCAAGTTAGCGGATCTTCCGGCTGAAGCACAGAAAGAGGCACAGACGGTAGCAGAAATGAAAGCTGAAATTAGAAAACTTCGTCAGCACAAATGTGCTCCCGTAGGTAATTTACAAAAAGAGCTCGAACCACATTTGATTGCTATTGCTACTGAACGTAAAGCTACACATCAATGGGTGGAACAATGGAGAGAGTTCGTTGGATATATTCATGCACACACTCGCCTTGATCTTCTTAAGGTTATAAAAGACCTTGATGAAAAAATGAAAAATAAGCCTAGTAATAAACCGGCAGGAAGCTACATAGGAAAACTACCGGGCAATTCAAATATCGTTAAAAGTGAACCGATCAGACCCCTACCAGTCCAAAAAGAACCAAAAATGGACGGTGAAGAAAATAGATCTGAAGTTGGTATTTGTGCTAAGAAAATCTACAGTTTTCTACATGAGAATAGTGGAAAGAGCTTTACTAAAGTACAGCTCGGAGCTGTTACCGGTTACTCTCCAAAGTCTGGTGGATTTAACAATGCTATTGCACGCCTCAATGCTCTTGGACTCATCAGAAAGAATAGAGAGCTAATCGAGATGGGCCAATTAGATACAGAACATATCATCGAAGGAGAAGAATTCTCACCGGAGCCTCGTTTCTGGGAACGGAAGCTTGGTAAGTGTGAAATTGAGATTTATAAGTGGTTGTGGGAAAGACAAGGTGAGGTACACACCAAAGAAACTATCGGAGAAGAGACTCACTATTCTTCTACAAGCGGAGGATTTAATAATGCTGTCTCTCATCTTAACGCCATCGGTCTAATCCGTAGGCAAGATGGGGGATTAACAGTAAATCCAGAACTTTTAAACTTATGAAATCAAAACTCCAAAAAATTCAAGAAAAACGAGGAGTTTATGAACGAAGCCGAAGAGGAAAAATCATATCTCGCCGACTAGAAATTCAAAACGAGGCTCGTAAGGAGGCTCTCAAAAAGAAAGAAATAAAACCTACAAACGACACAGCTCCTCTTGTTTCTAAATCGCACGGCACTAAATGGCAGCATCTTGTCTACTGGATCAAAAGTCTATTCCACATGAATTAAATATTAACCCCAATGACCCAAAACGAAGGAATCAAACACGTTGAAGATGTCGTAAAAAGTGTATATCTTCTCGAAGACCCTCACATCATCAAGCTCCTTATGGCACTGGCTATTTCTCACTGGCTCCCTTCAGATCCAGTCTGGACCTTCATCGTGGCTCCGCCCGGGGGTCTTAAGACCGAGTTGATCAAAACCCTAAGTGGACTCTCCCACGTCCATCCTCTCTCAACACTCACGTCAAGGACATTCGTTTCCGGACAGAAGAAAACCGGACAAGAGACATCGCTCCTTCTAAAAATTACGAACGGCATCATTACCTTCGAGGATTTCACCACACTTTTATCGGAAAACAAAGACGAGCGCGGAGCGATCATGGGCCAACTTCGGGCCATCTACGGAGGCAAATTTGATAAAACCTTTGGTACAGGAGAAACTGTCTCATGGGAAGGCAAGATCACCGTCATTGCCGGCGCTACTTATGCTATTCATTCCCTGCGAGAACTCTATGCTTCTATGGGTGAGCGTTTTCTTATGTACAACATGATTCAGCCGGATCGTGTTGATGCCGCTAGACGAACAATGGAAAATCAAGAGTCCGGAAAGATGAAAGAAATGCGCGCTAAAGTTCAACAAGCTGTTCATCATTATCTTCTTGACGAATTCAAACTACCCGAAAAAATGCCGAAAATTAAACATGCTCTTCGAGAAGAATTATTGGAGATTGCTGAACTTGCTACTCGCGCGCGTTCGGCTGTAGAGCGTGAATGGCGCAGTCCAAATAAGGAAATAACCGAAGCATACCCGCCGGAGATGCCGACCCGTTTTGCGGCCCAGCTTCAGACGGTGGCTATGGCTCTGATGTGCATCAACTTTAACGACACCGGTAAGGCGGACTTACTGCCGAGCGATCACGAGATTCTCTATAAACTTGATCTTGACTCTATTACTAAGTCGAAGCGTCGAGTCTTAGTTGTTCTCGCCCAATATGACGTGATTGAAACAGCCGGTTTAGGTATTAAGACAAATTTCCCGACCGGCACTGTTAGACGTTGGTGTGAGGATCTCAATGCTCTTGAAGTAATAGACCGAGCTAAAGGAGGCGGAAGGAGTGACAAATGGAGTCTGAAACCGAAGTATCGTGAGATGATACAAAAATTTGAACATGTTAAAACTGAAGGAGAGGAACTAACTGAAGAGATAGCTAAGGCCGAGGGCGGTACAGTAGTTGAAGAAGAGTCAGCAAATGAGGCCTTTGATAACTTTTAATCCCACCACGGCATCCTCCGGCATTTCTTGTATATACGCTTCTTCGGCTTGATAATCCCCGCCTTGATCTTCTCTTTACGTCTTCGGTGTAAACTCTTTAACGCTATTTTTCTGTGACGGACGGTTGCTCTCACTTTCAATTTTTCGGGAGTATAGTATCTCGGGTCTCTTTCTCTAAATCGAAGCTTTCTACGTCTCTCTCTTAAATACTCTTCTTGATATTTTACCGACTGGGTCATCAGCCATAAATAAATATTGTATTTCTTATACATTCTTTGATGGACATCACACAAGTTAGACTTCTTGTTGTCAAACTCTGTTTCACAGATTCTGCAAAACTGAATTATTTGAGTCTCTTCAAGCGGTCTCATTATCGGTAAATATGCACATCAGCTCCCTCATCCGGCCAATAAGGATCAATTAAATAACTGTCATCATTTTTCATAAAATACCAACCCATAAGAATTAGTAATCCCCAAAACAAAATAGCTGGCAATACTTTGTCTCCAAATGTTTTATTCATAGTTTAGTATTTGTTTAATATCCTCCATGTTCATCGGGATATCTCCCAGCACTTGATTTGATAACTCCGCCTTGCCATGAAGAACTTTTTTAACGTAATAATCAATCGTTCCTTTCGCCAAGAGGTTATAGATCATCACCGTATCTTTCTGACCAATCCGGTGAGCTCTCCCTTCTCGCTGTTGCATCTTCGCTAAACTCCACTCCTGATCGTAGTGGAAAATGACAGAGGCGCGCTGGATATTCAAGCCAAACTGTCCGGCACTGGTCATAATAAGAACCTTCTGTTCTTCAACTTCATTAAATCGAGCCACCACATCTTTATATTCTTCCTGAATCTTACCGCTAATCTTCAACGGCCTCCATTCCGCCAGTTTCCGCTCTAAAATATCAGCCATTTCTGCAAATTGCGTAAATACAATCGCTTTTTTACCGTTGGTGAGGGCCTCGCTAAGTAACTCTCTCAATACATCAAGTTTTGATGATTTTTGCGACTCACCCAAAAGCTCCATCGAATCCGTAAGTTGTCTAAGCCGGAGCATTTTTACTAAAGTAAACTGGATCGTCATAGGTCGTTCGATCTTGTTGATGTCGGTTTTGTTGATCTCGAAGAGAATCTCTTTTTTGATGTTCTTATAGAGAGACATTTCCTTATCAGAGAGTTCGAAAGGAATGTCAGTACTGATCTTCTCCGGTAACTCCGGAAGCACATCAATCTTCTTCCTTCGGATCATATAACGCTTAAGTTTTTGCTGAAGCTCGTCCATGTTCGTGTAACCATATATTCCTCCCCACTGATTCTTCAAACAATAACGATTCTGAAAATCCCAATACTTACCCATAGCGCCCGGTACGCAAAAATCCACTACATTCCATACTTCTTGCGCTCTGTTCGATACCGGCGTACCGGTCATAGCTATCCGGCGCTTGCCTCGGAGCTTTTTAACTAACTTACTTTGTCTCGCTCGCGGATTACTGATCTTGGTAGCCTCATCAACTACTATTAAATCCCATTCTCGCACATTCATTAAATCAAAATCCCTTAATAACAACTCATAATTCGCAATATAGAAACGGTGATCCTCTTTCCATATATCCCAGCGCCTTAACTTACCTCCTTCAACAACTCTCGTATCCTGTTTTCCGAGAAACTTCTCGATCTCTTGCGCCCATTGCCATTTAACCGAAGCCGGACAAAAGATTAAAATCTTTTCTGCCTTCACTTTCTCTGCTACTGCAAGTGCTTGCACGGTTTTACCGAGGCCCATCTCATCTCCCAAGAGTCCGGACCCGATCTTGTATAAAAACGCCGACCCTACTTTTTGAAATGGAAAGAGAGGAAGCGGAGTCTCGAACTCCGTATCATCCATGACCGCAAGTGCCTCGGCCTCTACCGTCAACTTATCCTCATCCTCCACAGCTTTATCCACAGCCGGATCAATCTGAAACTGCCACCGGCGAAGTTTCTCAACAGCGTAACCGGCACCGACAAGAGGTATAAACCACGTTTTTGTACTCGGCGAATATTCTCTACCGATAAAAGAGCGGGCGAGAGCGATCAGACGTTCATCATAAGGGAAGCTAATCTCTATTTTGTCTCCGCGTTTAATGGCTTTCATAACTTTTCTTCTAGAATATCTTTGACAATTTCTGCAAGTGAAGCGATTGATGCTCCGTGATTTCCGAAATACGTTCCGACTGTTTTACCAGTGAACGATTGACCATCGAAATTTCTAGCATCGTCTTGTGCATCTTTTGCTATTATCTCCAATACTTCTATTGTTTTTTTCTTGTTCATTCTTATTCTTTAGGTGCTGATAATTTCAATACCGAATCCATGCAATGCTCAACCACCACAACCTCTAACTCTTGGCATATTTTCGTTATCGGCTTTATACAAGCTATTGGTAGAGTAAATTTGTCTTTATCATTCCAGCAATGAGTACAAATGGTATAGTCCGTGATACCTTTCCCGCCCTCTGTCATTAAGGCAATGGTAGCTGACACCTTGACTTGTTGATCTTCTGGATCAAGTTGCACATTAAATCCCGTAAGTTGCGCCTTTGTAATTTCAATGTTTAATTTTTTCATAACCCAATTTCAAATAAATAATAATAATCATTTCCACCATCAATCATCCGTGCCCTTACCTCGTTTTTAGTTTCACCACTTAATTTGCTAATTACCATACGCTGATTATTCTGATCAAACATCGCAAGCATGTACATAAAGTTGTCCTGTACATTCCCGATATCCTTAATCCGGCTAGTTTTTTCTTCCATGTACCCACCCGGGCTATTTTTATACTGCCCCCACACATCAAGACACGCTTTCTTCATCTCCTCGAATGCCTCATCCGGAGGTGCGGTGTAATAGAGTTTTGTCATTTATATAATTTCTTATGCACTTCTTTTAATTGGTTGTTAGTCACATGAGTATAAATCATAGTATTATTAAGACTTCTGTGTCCTAAAAATTGTTGCACTAATCGTATATCCACACCCTTACGCAATAGATCAGTCGCAAACGAATGTCGGAGCATGTGCGGAGTAACACGCTTTTCAATACCGGCCTTCTTAGCTCTCTCCTTGATCATCATTTGCGCTCTACGGGCCGTGATAGGGAAGAGATGCAAGTTACTATCAGTTCGAAACTTCAAATAGTTTTTAACCACCTTGAGTGCTATTGGAGAGATAAAGATAACTCTCTGCCAACCTGCCTTGCCAGTGATGCTTAATTCTAACGTACCTTTCGTCTCCTTTACGAACGGAGCATCCGAGAGCGTCAACGCTTCAGAGATACGCAAACCAGTGCTGAATAACACTTCAAGAAGCGCCCGATCACGCCGGCCCCGACTGTCATCTGGAATAGCATTGATGATCTGTCTGATCTCCGCTTCCTCAAGAAATTTGATATTGCGTTTCGGTGTGATCATGTGTTTTCTCTCCGGCTTTCGAACATGAGCGCCCCATCTGATGCTTGTTTTTCTCTAGTCTCAAACGTATGAAGAGTAATAATCCCTTCATGCCAGCGCCGGCGATCACAATTCCAACAGAGATCAAACAGTTCAACATACTTTTGATCTGCTACTGACCATTGTTTTTCTCCGCACCGAGTACAATTTATTTCTGGTATTTGCATGTATTGGTTATTGATTAACTCCCTTGCGACCTGACGACTCATAGCGAAAACACGCACGCTACTTTAATCGCCGGTTCACTATGAGATATGTCAAGGCGCAAGGTTCGCTCGAGAGAGCGCTTTAGTGTCTGCGTTCTCTCGAACTCGGTATTGCAACCGACTAGGTTATTCGTAGCATGATCCTATAACAGCAGGGAGCTATTTAACCGGTTTCCCGTTCACTGGACATACAGAACATAACTAAATGTTATCTTCGCATTACCTGTCTAATTCCAAGTTGCCAACGCCTTTTAGTTTCTCTAGCGTATAAGAGATAGCATCTCCGCCCGCAATGTGTATCTAAAAGACACACCGGTATCCGAAAAGCTGTTCGGCACTACGCCAGCACTTGTGCAATTAAGGGGTAGCGTAGAGCGACCCTCACACAAGTCATTCTCGTAATGTCCGAGGATAGCTCCTCGTTAGTGATGTCAACACTTCGTTTAGTCTTTGACACCACTACCAAGAGCCATTCTATCACTTATTCATAGGCATAAGAAGCCCGCGTCCTCTCTGTTTATCGTTACCGGCTTCAAACACCAAAGGCTTCAGTGTTCCGTAGAGCTTTATCTTCACTCTGCTCATGCTGTCGAGCTTACCGAGTATCTTCACTACTTCCGCTAAATACTCCGCATTGACTTCCACTTCCGCTAACGGCTCACCGACAGGAAATATCTTTTCATAGTCCGGAAACGTCTCGTTGATACGTTTTACTCGCTTGATATCAACCGTTTCAAGATCAGTAGTGATAAACTCAATACCTTGATCGTCAACGTGCTTGATAGCCACATTCTCAAGCATGGGTAGAGAGCTTTTCGGTATCTTAATCTCTTTCAGTCCCTTAGCCCAGACAATGAACGGCTTAATCCCTTGCATAGCACTTATGCCCTGCACTTTCGGAAACTCATCCACCCTAGCGTCTTTATGCACGCTTATTTCAACGAGCCGGTAACTGTCGGTTGCTACCGTCTTGTCTTTCGTGAACATCACACCGGACAGCACCGGCTTGATACTGCTGTCGGAAGCGACACCGGCCACGGCTAGGTTGTGTCTATTATAGAGCATTTGATATTTCTCTAAACGCTAGTAACTCCGTGGACTTGATACACACATCATTCAAGCTGTCTTTCTTTTTACCCAACCCACACATATCAACCCAGAAGCCGGTGATAAAATACTTGCCGGCTTTCAAGTCTCTAGTTTCATCGTTGAAACTCTTAAGCGTAATATCTTTCTCTAAAGTGATTTTAGTCCCACTCCGGACTTCGTTCCACTTATATTTTTTCTTCATTTTTTTCTATAACTTTAATAATCGGCTGTTGCCACTCCGGATCATCTTGAGCGCAGTCATAATCAAAATTAAACTGCTCAAGCGCCTCTGCTTCGTTCTCGGCTTCAATTTCTCTAGTAAAAGCCGGAATGGTAATTTTATAAGTTATCATCTCCGTTTTCCTAAACTAATAATGTTGAGAAGCTAATCCTTAGCCCCTCATTTATGCGCTCATGCTCTTGCGGTGAGCGCATAATCAAGAGCCAACCTATCTTTATACCTTCCTGCGACCCTTCACCCTTGTCTCTCCGCCCTTGATGATCTGATCTTGGCCATATCCTAGACCGGCGAGCTGTCCGCCAATACTATTTATCAACACTCCACACTCTCCGATAGCGTCTCCGGCGTCCTCTATCCGGCCATTATGGTAGTAATCACCCTCATCGTTTACGCTTGCGAGTACACACATCGAGGCCACGACCCTAATTAGATCCGCCACCCATTTATGCTGTACAAGCGATCCTATAAACTGCGTCTTACAGAAAGCGGACGACCAGACTAGCTTCTGATCCGGCCATTTCTCGTAATGCTCGCCCTGATGGTCATCGTCAAAGTGCTTAAAGTCTTTTAGTGTCTCCCATGTGTAAGACCAGCCGTGACCCTCCGGCTTCGGCTCTGCTTCCGCCTTATACTCCGACAACGGCTTAAACTGAAATGCTAGTGTCTCGCATTCTCCTATATCTATCATTAGACATAGATCATCTGGCCTTCTGATCTTAAAAGAGATCCCGACCTTGTCAGCTTGCTCCTTCTTGATTGCACGGGCCACACCTTCGGCGTGGTCAAGAGTCGGTTTTATATATTTGACCTCTTGTGCAAGCCGGTGACTGATACATATTCCCATAGTGTTTTCTTAAACTTATAATGCTGGGGACTAACTTAGCTCCCCGTATAAGTGTCCAACCCCATGTCAGACACTCTATCAAAAGCCAAACTATTTAACTTGTAATGCACCCCACACACTACGGAGACAGGCACATATGGCGTGATAGTGTGTCGAGCCGTGGCCGACATGGACATCTACGCCATGATAATAACTGGCAACGTAGCACATGATGTTTCTATTGTAGTAACAGGTCATTTGAGTAGGGTTAGATAACCTACTAAATGTCCGAGGATAAATCCTCCGAGGATACTTGCTACGAATAGAAGTACAAAGTAATTTATTCTTTTAATTGCTTTATCTTCGTATCGTGTGCGTAGCTCTGTATAGAGCTTGCTTGTGCTTAACATTTTTATTTTAGATATTAGCTGTTAGGAGAATACGAGACCGCGAACGTAGGCGTTAGACAAAAACATATTTTAGTGGTATAAGTTTTCGTCTTGTGTGATGTAAAGTACAACACACGCCCAATAACAAGTCTAATGCGAAGTTATTATATTGTCAATACGCAAAAAACATTATAACACACGCAAACTGTGGATAACTTCGCTATTTGTATAAAATGCGAACCCTAATATCATAATATATGGCTCTGTGTAGCTGTGGCGTGCGTGTGTACCCCTGCGCATGCGTGCTTGTGTGCGTGTGTCCATTGATATTTATTTATAAAGATGTTGTAATATAGCCATTATCTACCTGAACCCCCAGCCCGAAAAAACGAACCTCCAATATAAAATCTTATAGCCTTAGGATCCCCGAGCGCAGGCACCCCCACCCTAAGTTTTCAATTTTTTTTGAAAATGGTCCCTATTTATTAACTAATTCCTGATTTTGATTGAACACTTCCTCAATTCTAGTTCTGTTCGTAATAGGAATAGAAATTCTAGCAGCACCAAGTTTTACAGTGCAGTACCTTCCTCCCCCGGCATCCGTACCAATAAGACCTTTATACTTCTCACAAAATTGTTCATCGGTCATTTTATCTTCACTTCTTTTTTCTGCAGGATCAGTACCATCAATTTTTCCAATATCTCTAAATTTTGTAACATATTTATGACCATACCACTGCCTCAAACAAGCCCTTACCACTTCAGAAAAAGATCTAAGACCTTCTCTTTCCATAATAAACTCTCCCATATTAACTTCTCTTTCCGTAAAAGAGATTAATTTCTTTATACTACTCATATTTTTTTATTAACTATACTAATAACTAACAATATCCTACACATATAATATCATATACCCTAGATATATAAAAAAGCAAGATATTACTATAAACTATAACACAATCTAATAATCTGTAAATATCTAACCCTTATTCTAAGCCATACAATCACCTATATTTCCCCAGCTTACCACAAGTTCAGTAAGAGCACCACATTCAAAATTATTTTTCTTTCTATTATTCCTAGAACCCTATAGTATTAAAAAAAAATTATATAAGTACATATACCCTATGGCGGGGTTTGTGGTACGCAGGATTGTGCGACACTGTCGGGAACTCGCGTGCAAGGCCAGCGGAGGACACGCACGCCTCATCGCCCAGTATAGGTAACATGTGTTACTCTTAGTCTATGTCCGAGGCATCCTCCTTGACGAATGACATCATCGACTACTTTCATAAAACCGGAGCGTACGCGTGGCGCGCATCATCCACGGGAATCTATGACAGAAGTAAGGGCGGTTATCGAACCGCGCCGAAGAAGGGAGTAACTGACATTCTCGCTATTTATAAATCTCGTTTCATTGCTGTAGAAATAAAAATAGGTAAGGACCGACTTTCTGAAGAACAGCAAGGTTTCATGAAGAACATCGAGTATCACGGCGGGGCTGTTTTTGTCGCCAGATCTTTTGAGTCTTTTAAGGAATGGTGGAGCGCCTTCTTATCCACAGTTTGATTGCTTGCCTTATGTCGGAAATATGATAAGCTTAATGTCTCCTCGATTTAGTGTTCGAGGAGACTGCTCTGTCTCGAGACATTTTGGATTTTGGATTATTTATTTTGGTTTGGTAAGGAGCCGCCTTTGGCGGTTTCTTGTTTGTAAAAAAGTGGTATACTGTTTTAAATTATGCCCTTCAAAAAAAAGTTTAAACTAAGACCGGATGAGACGGTGGAGGTGACTGATCCGAGTGCTCCTATGCCGGAGATTGTCATGGACACTTCGGAGAAGTATGTGGAGAAGATGGCGCGCAGTTTTATTCTCGGTACGCAGAATATTTCGAAACAGCGGGATGTCCGGCAGGCGCTGGAGACGAAGGTGGTGGCGCGTATAGGAAAGAAGGGGAAATATCTGACGGACAAGCTCTTTGAGTTGATCGAAGGGGAGTACGTGACGCGGGGAGCGCCGGGAGTTGATGGTCAGTTAAAGTATTATAAAGTTAGGCCGAACCTCGCGGCTATCATTTATGCTTTGGATCGAGTGCTTGGCAAGCCGAAGGCCTATACGGAAATAAGTGAGGAGAAGAAGGGCATTATTGTTGTTGAACATATTATAAAAAATCTAGCTGCTCCAAGAATGGAGGAGTTGGTTAACGAGTAAAACTATGCCATTAAAACGAGGAACGTCAAGGAGAACGATCAGTGGAAATATTAGTGAGTTGAGACACAGCGGCTATCCGCAAAGGCAGGCAATCGCGATCAGTTATAGTAAGGCGGGGAAGAGCAAGAAGAGGAAACACTATGGCTAGAAATGCACTGGAGGAAATTTTGAACGAGGATCTGCCGCCAGTAGGGGAAACTCCTGTTGCTGGGACGGCGGCGGAATGGTTGTCGGCCACTACTACTAAGGAGCTGGTGAAGAGTTTGTATAAGACTGAGTACAATACTGCGTTTGAGATGACGCCGACGCAGAACCTGATTTTTGATGCGATCTTTATGAAGGGGACGAACGTGGGGAAGAAGCGTCTCCATGTCATGACACATACGCAGTTCGGAAAATCGGATGTGGTTTCGATGGCGGTCTTGACGAGGGTGGCGACGTTCTCAGAGAAGTGGGCCCTGATCGCTCCATCGCAACCGAAGGCTAAAATCATCATGGGATATTTAATTAGACACATTTTCGAAAATGAGTATACGGAAGCGAGGTTTAAGATGGAGCCGGGGGAGAGCGCGGACTTTATCAGGCGCGAACGTTCGAAGAGTAGGTTAACGTTTGATCTTGGGGATGGAAAAATTGGCGAGGTCTTTATTCTTTCTGGGGAGTCGAGATTGAAGAAGGGAGAAGATGTCGGTAATGCTCTTATGGGATTCGGCGCGCCGAACGTGGTCATGGATGAGGCGGCTCTCATCGGGGACGAGGCGGACGCGAAGGCGATGAGGATGGTGGGCGGCTTTACTGCGCAGGGGATGGACTTCGTGGTTAAAGTGGGAAACCCGTTCACGCGGGGGCATTTTCTTAAAGCGTATGGTGACGAGGCCTATTTTAAAATTAATGCGGACTACAAGGTAGGACTGAAGGAGGGCCGTTTGACGCAGGAGTTTATTAACGAGATGAGGGAGAAGCCCTACTTCGGGGTGCTTTACGACAATAAATTTCCTTCGGATACGGACATTGATGTTCACGGCTGGACTCAGCTCTTGTCGGAAGACGATGTTGAGAGAGCGATGCAAAAAGAGGGAGAGGAGATTAAACATGTCGGGGAGAAAAGGATTGGCAACGATGTGGCGCGCGGGGGTGAGAATGATACAGTTTGGATATTGCGCAGTATGAACTACATGAATATTTTAGGAATAAGCAAGCAGGATAATTTGACGGAGATTGCCAGCCGGACGCTTTTCTTTATGGGGGAGAACAGTGTTATTGATGAGAACGTTTTTATAGATGATGTGGGTGTGGGCGGAGGCGCGGTTGATCCTTTACTGGCTCAGAACAAGAGGGTGCGAGGAGTTTCGATGAGTTCGTCAGCACTTGACATGAGCCGGTTTGCGAACTTGCGGGCGGAGGCCTATTGGCGTTTGAGGGAGTGGATCAAGAAGGGGGGACGGCTTTCGCGAGATGATCACTGGTTTCAGCTTTGTACTGTTAAATATAAACCGGATAGTAAGGGGCGTTTGAGGGTGATGAGTAAGGATGACATGAGGGCGGTTGGGATTGATAGCCCTGATGTTGCCGATGCCGGGGTTCTCACGTTTGTGAGGAAGGAACACGCGGATCTTGAGGAACTGAAGCGGAGGCGGGAGGCTAAGAAGAGGAAGCGAGTTCAGGGACGTGGACTTAAGGTGAGAATGGGGGGATACTAAAATGAAGGATATTTTTGGTCTTAAGCGTGGTTTACTTGATGACCTTGAGCTTAAAAATACGAGGGTGGTGGTGCTTGGGCTCCAGATCAGGAATTCTTGGAAGTATAAACAATGGCGGGTAAAGATTCTAAAGCGGGATAGGCATATTTGTCAGATTTGTAAAGAGATGATCGGGACTGATGTGGACCACTATCCAGTCTCGTTCTCGGAGATTCTCTCCAAAAACAACATTACTACTATAGGAGAGGCATATGCTTGTTTTGAGCTTTGGGACACTGATGGTGGCAGGACTGTTTGTTCACCTTGTCATAGGGGAACGGAAAGTTATGGTGTACACTAATGATATGAGCGTACCTATTATTGGTCAGGGAGTAGAGAGTAAACCGGTAGAGATTGTAACTGGAACGGGAGAGGCTCGGCCGTTGGTAAATTTTTTAAAGAAAGAGAAACCGAAGAAAGTTGATTCGGCAGTTTTAAAAGGAATTGTGATACCATATGTATATTACTGGGAGGATGTTGAGGGTGGTAAGTCATTGAGGATGACTATGGCGTTCAGGATTCTTGGAAGGGATTTTGGAATGACTTATCCGATTGAAGATGGTGCTACAATGAAGCAGATAGAACTGTTACGCGGAAAGCTCTTTGCAGTAGTAAAAGATTCACTTGATTCTCTAGTGCATCATGGAGAAAAAGTTCTTGATAGTTTCGGACAGATTGATCCGCGACTGGTAAACGATGAGGAGGCTATACGATTTAAATATGATAAGGATTGGGATAAAAAAGTGGCGGCCTTTAATCAGCTTGTTAGGGTAAAACCGATAACGAAAGTTGAAGCTAATAAATTAAAACTTATAAATGCCTGAAGAAACAACACAATATAATACTTCAGAAGAAAAAAAGGAAAGTACTGCAGTTTGGAATCCTAGCGAACCGCAAAAGGAAAGAATAAAATTTGTTTATGAACAGCGCGCTGAGATGGTTACGCTTCGTGACCAATCGTATGTCCAGTTTAATGATCGTACTCTTAAGGAATTTATAGATGATTCTGAAAAAAGATTGAACGCTTATGTTTTAGATAAAGCATCGCAAGGTAAAGAAGAGTGGCAGGCAAATTTTGCGACGCGTGCGTATGCAAATAAAGCGAAAGCTTTATTGGCAGCGACGGCTCGAGATATCCCGGGCATTCGTATTAAGGCGGTTAATTTCCAAGATCGTTTTGATCACTTTGCAGCTGAGATTGCCATGAACCTTGTCAGGCATTCTTATAATCAAGGTAATCCGCAGGAAGATCTCTTCTTTCTTGCTTGGTCAAATGTTGGGAAGGGTACGGTGCTTTCTTATGAAGGATATGAAAAACAGACCTATGAAAAGACAAGAATCAAAAGTTTTGATCTGGTGACGGGTGATATTGAGGAAGAGATTATGGAGAAAGAGTCATATGGTGAACCGGTCAGTTATGAGGTTTCGCTTATGAAATGTTTGATTAAGAATTTTTATATTAGAGATATTCAGGAACAGCCGGCTATTTGTCTTGAGAAGTTTTATCCCGATAAGGAACGTTTTGAGGCGAATTTTGGAAAGTATCCGAATGCTAAGCTTGTAAAGAATTGCGGTGATATTAAAGTAGATGAACATGATACTTATTTCCATAAATTATGGTCGGAGGGTGTCGAAAAAGGGAAAGGGTATTTGGTTTCTTGTTACATGAATAAGTATAAGGGACGCCGGGGTATGTACCGTATCGTGGCAAACGGAGTAGAACTCTATAATGGACCGATGCCGTGGATTGATGTAACACGCAAGAATTTTGGCCGGGCGGCTTATCCAGTTGCTAAAACAATTTATGAACCGTTCGCTAATACAGACTTTTTTTATGGGAATTCTTTGCCGAATTCAGCGATGGGAGAAGGTGATGTTTTGAATACTCTTTATAATTCATCGCTTGATAAACAATACCGATCGTTTGTTCCTCCTTTGCTTATCGGCATGGTTAATAAAGATATGCTTGATCTTGAAGATGAAGTGGTGGCGGGAGATACGAAGATTTATGTTGATGATATTGCTCAGGTCAAGCAGATGGACATCAAAGGAATTTCTGATTCTGACGTTAAAATGATTGATCTAATTTCTCGTGGTTTGGATCTTACTACTCTTGATCCGCAACAACAAGGAGTGGCACAGAAGTATGTGACCGCGCGGGCGGCAGTGGCGGCTGATGAGCGGGCCCGTCAGTTGAAGGGAGTATTCTTTATGTTCATGGAGTCACTCTGGCTTCAGAAGATTCGTTTGAGAATCCCGAACGTGCTTCTTTCTTATACTCTGCCGAAGATTGCTGAGATTACCGGAGAGGAGGGTGCGAAGAAACTTGAAGAGCGTTACCGTTCGTTTAATGTTGAACGAACAGAGCTTTCTGATGGGACCAAGGGAACTTTAGGTATTGAGTTCCGGCCGGAAAAAGAGATGGCTGATAAGAAAGGGGTCTTGCTTGATATTGAGGCAGAAGAAGAACGAAACCTTTCAAGTGGCCAGCCGTACGAAAAGGTAGTTCTGCCTTTTGGCTGGCTGGATCGGTTCTCGTTTGATGGAGAGATTATTACGGAAACTCTCTGGCAGTCGTCACAGGCACTTAATATGGCCATGACGGTGGAGAAGTCTGAACTTATTCAGAGAATGTTTCCTGAGTACTTTGCTCAGAACAAAGAATTATTATTCCAAGATCTGATCAAGGGTTACGGCGACGATCCGGGTCGTTACAAGTTGCCGCAGGCTATGGACTTCTCACAGGAAAAGGGGTTAGAATTAGCCACGGGTATGGCGGGAGGAAAAGGTGGCGGACGCGGGGGGATTAAAAGTGACATCACCGGTTCAGATGGAAATAATCCATTGGTCGAGATGATGGGACAGTAAATTAAAAAAATGAAGTATGTGGAAAAGATTCTTGATTAGATTTGTTCTTCGGCTTCTTGATTCTTCTTTCAAGATTGACTATAAGCAAATAGATAAGCAAGCGGTGGAAGACTGGGCTTATCGAAGTTTCGACGACAGGGGTTGGCGAAGCTACTTCGCTTATGAGGATCTCAAAATTCTTAAGGAATTGTCTTTCTATAAGCAGGATCCGATGTATGGTATTCTTGTCGGTAGACGGCTTCAGCTTCTTTATCTCTTTGATGAGATGAAGAAGGCGTTTGCGAACAAGAAATCACGGGAGGAAAAGAAGGAGGCAGTTAAGGAAAGTGAGGGTGGAAATTAATAGTAACTAAAAACGAAATCTTATGTCAGAACAGAAAACGTTAAAGATTAAGAGAGTGTTTGCGTGGTCTATCTATGGAGCCTTGAGGAATGTTCCTCCGAAGGAGTATCCGACTACGGCTGAAATAAAGGCAACTATTGGTGACATTCTTCCGGCTTTACGGACTCATGTTACTCATTACATTGAGATGTTTGATAAGGCTAGGGATCTTAGTGCAAAAGTTAAGAATAAGGAACTCTCTGAAGAGGAAATAAAAGCCGGTGTGGACAAGATTAATGACGAGATTGGTGTATACTCAAAGGAACACGGAATGGATGTGGTGGATGTTGTGGTAGAGAAGGATGCTTTCTCGATATTTAGTGGACAGTTCAACAGGGAGAATTGGGGAAAGAATTGGGTGGTAAATATTGAGGAGTATGGTGAGCTGCTTGAAGCGTTTGAGACAGCAGCAAAGTAGATTGACAATTAATAGTTAAGCTAATAAGCGAAGCAGCTAGTAGGAAGCTGCAATCTATCAGTAACGTTTTGGTTTGCACTTCGTTTTCCAAAATGTTTGCTGGTAGATTGCAGCCCCCTACACCAAGACGGGCTGTTCGTTAGCATAAAGATCGTGGGAACCTGCGATTTAAAATAATAACGGTTTTAAATATGCCAAATGAAACAGTAATTGATAATAAAGGTACGGGTGCTGGTGGTGACGACGCCGCAGCAAAAGCCGCAGCTGATAAGGCTGCCGCCGGAAGCGGAGGCGAAGAAACAGTCACTATTAAGAAGACCGAACATGAAAAGCTACAGAGTGATCTGAAGCAGAGTAATGAGGATCGTGATAATTACAAGACAGGGTTGCTTAAAAAGAAAGCTGATGAACGAGATCTCAAAGGAGATCAAGGCACTGGCGACGGAAAGGGAGGTGAAGGCGGAGGAAGTAATGTCATCGATGAGAAAAAAGTCGGTGAGGTGGCTACCGCGGCCGCGAATAAGACTTTGCGGACTGCCAGTGAGAGAACAGCAAAACGTTCTTTCTTGACGGCACATCCTGAGTATGTTGATGATGTTCAATGGACGGCGTTAATGTCAAATCTTACTTTTAAAGGTACGGAGTTAACACATGACGAAGTCGTTGATCGGATGGAAGCAGCTCTGCTTGAACATAAACGATCTATTGGTAAGCTTGATGAGCACTTGAATAAAGAAAGAGAGCGCGGAAGGCAGGAAGGACGAATTGAAGGTGGAATTAATGCAGGTAGAGATGCCGGAGGCGCTGGGGATAGAAGTGGGGGTGGGGGTGAGGGCAAGGGTACAGGTCTTTCCGAGAAAGGAAAGGAAATGGCCCGAGCCATGCACACTGATCCTGAGAAGGCGGCGAAAGTCGATCTGACAAAGGACAATGTAATGACCACTCCTTAAGGATTACAAATAAGTTAACAATTGGAACGATATTGGGCTTATCGCTTATGCGATTGGAATGACATCGCTTCCTTAAAAAATATATGCCTATTGTACTATTCCGTGAAAACGGATCGAATCCGCATCTTGAGTGGTATCAGAAAGCAGCTTCTGAAGCCTTTACCTTCAACGATATTGTTGGAATTAACACTTCCGGCTATGTGACAAGGTATTTGGACGGATCTGCTTTTCCTCAACTTGGTTTGATTCAGCAAACGATTGCTTCTTCTAGCGCGACAAACGCCAAGGTTCCAGTGTTGGTAGCTGGTGCTGAAGCGGAGTATCTCTGTACGGTTGCTACCGGTACGGCTGCGCAGTCTGATGTTGGTGAGTATATCGACGTTGACGATTCAGATTCTGTTGATGTGGGTACTTCCTCAAACAACGACTTCTATGTAACGCAGTTTATCTCGACTACTTTGGTGGTAGCGAAGATGACGCGTAAGGTTGTTGGTGCCTTGATTGTTGAGTAAGTGAATTAAAAAACGAAGTAGAATAAGCGAAGCGTGTTATTAGTTAAAATTAATTTTATTAGTTATGCCTATTCTAACTTCACAGTTCAACGACCTCGTAAAAAATGCGCTGGTCCAGTGGAGAGAAGAGTATGATTCAGTAGAAAGAAACGCTCGGCAGCTCTATGATATAGTGCCGAACGAAAATCAGACTTCTGAATACTCTCAGATCGATAGTCCGGGCTTCGCTCGTCGAAAAGACGAAGGTGGTTCGTATGTTATTGGTTCTCCGCGACAAGGTTACACCTTGAATCTCACAAAGTCCCGCATTGGTCTTAAAGATTCCGTTACTTGGGAAATGCGTAAGTATGACAAGTATCGCGAGATCGAAAAGAAAATGCGTGGACTTGGTGAGTCTACGGCTCAAAGAATTGAACTTGACTTGACTCATCTCTTCACTTTCGGTTTCGGTTCGTCTTACACAAACATGGATGGTGAAACGGTGAATACAGTCACGGGAGACGCGAACCCAATTTTCTATGATTCTCACACTGTTACGGGTTCTTCGACGGTTGTTGACAACGAAAACGGTACACTAGCTTTCAACCGCACCAATCTTGAGGCGGGTGAACGTCTCTTCAGAAACATGGTGAATATGAACGATGTCAAAGTCGTTCCAAAGCCGGATACGATTATTACGGGTGATGATCCGGCCATTGTTAACATCGTGATGGAGTTCATGCGATCTGTTTCTGCTCCTGATACGGCTGAACGCGCTGATAACGTTTACAAGGGTAAGTATCGACATATTGTTCTTCCGTTTCTCGCTACGACTAACTTGGGTGCCCCGACTGCTACCGGACGTTACTTCTGGTTCCTTGCTGATCTTAAGCATAAGGATGCTATACTTGAATTCTCTGAGAATCCAACCTTTACCGCCCCGAGTGTTGGCGGAAATGGAGAGGAATTTGACACGGATGATTGGAAATTCAAAAGTTCTGCTTCGTATGCCTACGGTATTCTTGACTACAAGTGGATTATCGGTTCGGCAAGTACTTCCGTTTGATAACGAAGTGAATTAAAAACGAATATAGTCACTTAATTATTAGCTTAGTTAGAGTGGGATCACCTCTTATCTTGGTGACTAGAGTTATTGGCGACTCCCACTCTCACTTAAAAAATGCCTACATTTGATTCTGGTCGGGCAGGTTCTATCGGCGGATGGAATATACGTCAGAGACGCGGAAGCGATCTCGGCGCTATTAGATTCGATGCTGATATAACGACTACCCCGACTTCAACGAACGACATGCTCTTGTATCGTCGTTCGAGCGGGTTACGGTTCTGGGATGGTACGACGGAATATAACCTTCTAACTTCTGTCTCCGGTTCGGTTGGTGATCTTAACGGTGTTTATGAAAACGGAAGCACAATTACGGTGGATGAAGGCGCAATTGTTCTTAATGACGGACAAGCGACGGCTAATACTCTTACTGCAACAAAGACTGGCACGGGAAGCGGACATATCTTTTCTTTGAAGTTTGAAGATGCAGCAAATACTGCAGCTCGAGCTATCTACATTGATATGGACGATGGTATTGCGGCTGAAGGAATTGAGATTGATTCCGGCGGTACGGCACGCACGGGTTCGGATCTTATCTTTACGGATGATTCGACTGGTGCACACAGTATTATCGACATTAATAGTTCCGGGTCAGGTGCTTCAATCGGTCTGGACTTTACCGGGACTTTTTCCGGATCTCCGGGCGGTTCTGCGATAAGCATTACTCTCGGCAATGGCAATAATCTAAATACGACTGGATTTCTCTTTACCGGAGGAACGGGCGTACGAACCGCTCCAGTCATCGATATTGATGACGCAGGAACGGGAAGCGCGGCCATGATTGATATTGATCTTTCTGGTGCATACACCGGAGACATTTTCCAGTTTGCCACATCGGGAATTGCGACTGGTAATGTGTTCTTCGTTAACCTTGATACGGCTGTTGCGATGACCGCTCTTCATATAGAAGGATCTGGTGCCCGCACTCAGCCGATGATTGAACTTCAGTCAGATTCTACGGGAACCCTAAGTATGGTCGAGGTCATTCTTACTGGCGCAATTTCGGGACACGTTCTTGAGGTCTCTATGGATACAACGTCTACTGGAGATGTCTTTAATGTGGACATGAACGCTGCGGTCGGTGGACGGTTCCTCTTCCTCGATGCCGGCGCGGGTGCGCGGACAGCAAACTTAATTGCTGTTACTTACGACTCAACCGGGAACCTTGATCTTTGTGAGATCGCGGATAACAACACCGGCTCTGGTCAGCTCTTCGACATTAATGTCGGTGGGGCAGGATCTGGTAATGTTATTGACATTACCTATGGAGCTGTTGCTGATACCGGTGATGCTATTGCTATTGATTTAGGAGCTACTGCGACCGGTGCTCAAGCAATAGTTCTCACTTCTGGAGTGATGACTCGTACGACTAATCTTGTTGAAATTGCAGAAAATGGAGCTGCTTCTGGAAACACGATTGATGTTGGTATCGGTGCGGTAACCTATACGGGAAACGTGTTGGACATCAATCTTGGTGCGACGGCAACTGGCGGGCAGGCGGTTGTTATCGCCTCGGGTGCAATGAACCGTACTGTTGCTCTTCTTGAAATCGGCGACGCGGGAACATCCTCGGGTATACTGCTTGACATCAATATTACGGGAGCTGTAACGGGTAACATCGTTGACATAGTTACGTCAGCAGCCGCAACGGGAAATGTGATAAACATCGACCTTGACGCTGGTTTAGCTGCGACAGCTGTTAGAGTTGACTCGGGCGCAGGTCTAAGAACTCAACCAGTTGTTGAGTTCATCATGGAAGGAACTGGCACGGGTGCGGGCGGAACACTCATAGATATTGATGTTAATGAGTCAGGTGCGACTTCTAATCCTCTCATTGATATTGACTTTGCCACAGGAGTGTACGCAGGCAATGTTTTTGAAGTAGGTTTGGCTTCAGCTTGTACAGGTAATGTCATTCATATTGATATGAATGCAGGCGTGGCTGCTACTGCGATACATCTTGACGCGGGAGCGGTAACACGAACACAGCCCTTGATGGAAACAACATTCGACGGAGCTGGAACCACGATTGGTGGAACCTTGTGGGATATTAACGTTACCAATACTGGAGCGGCAGCAAGTCCACTCTTCGATATTGACGTTACGGCGGTCTACACCGGTAACATTATCGATATTGTGTTCGGTAACGCCTCGGCTTCTACGGGTGACGCGCTCCATATTGATATGGGGACGAACCTTGCTGGTAATGCGATTCAGATCGATGCGGCTGGAACAAGATCAGAACCACTTATCAACATCGTGAATACTGGTGCTGATGGTGGCACGAATGACCACGTGATCTTAATTTCACAAACGGGTGTTCTTAACTCGGATGTGATTAATATTACTTACTCATCCGGTGCTTCTGATGGTAATGCCTTGTTTATTGGGATGGGAACGAACGTTGCGGGATCTGCTATTCAGATGACTACGGCAGGAACTGGAGTTTCTGGAGAAGGATGTGCCTTGGATATTACTCACACGGGAGCTTTGGTTGCTGGTGCAGATTTGGTTAATATAACGTCAAACGGAAATCATTCTTCAACTTCGAATCTATTCTCTATTGAGGCAACTGGAGCAAGTACTGCGGGTAGGTGGGCCTTGTATATCAACTCAACCGATTCGGGTATGGAAGGACTTAAGGTTGATGCGGGTGCGGTTGTGTTTGATGAGACTTTGTTGGTAACTGGCGTGGCGACATTTACTGCCAAACCAGTATTGCCGATATTGACCGAACTCAATACAACGATAGACACTCGTTCTACTGCTGCGGCAATTAACGCAACAGCAACCGCAACAGCGGCAGAAGTGGCAACTGGACGAATTACATCAACATCAGCAGCTGCAACAACAATAACTCTGCCAACGGGAACTCTGTTGGGCGGTGAGTTGTCTGCTTCGGCGGGAGATGTGTTTGATCTTGTTATCGACAACTCGGCGGGAGCCAGCACTGTGACCATTGCGGTGGCAGTGAATGGAGTATTATCTACTGCGGCTGTTGATACAGGAGGTTCGTTCGGAGATCTAACAGTAGCATCTGGTGTAACGGGTGTAGCGGTCTACAGAATTATGTTCACCAGCGCGACTGCGTACGCGTTCACGCGCGTAGCTTAGGATTAACAACTTAATTCTTGAACTTTCACTCTCTCCCGCGACTCGCTCACGGCGAGAGAGCCATGAGAGTTTAATCAAAAAATAAAATGACTACGAGACTTACAAACCTTCCCTTACCTTTCACTTTTCAGTTTAATGTCCAAACCTCGGGTACGCCTGAGCAACTCCAAGTGAAGCGACGAGCAACGACAATCGCTTTCAGTGAAAATACGGAAGCTGCTGATACGATTACCGACTCATCCAGTCTTTTTGTTGTTGCCGGATTTCAGGCTGGTGATCAAATCACCGTTGCTGGTTCTGCTTCAAATGACGGAACTTATACGATTGATACTGTTGTAGCGGGAACAATTACTCTTCTTAGAAGAAATGACCTTACGACTGAAGCGGCTGGGGCTACTGTTACATTGACTGCTCCTAAGACTGTTCCCGATGGTGTGGCTGTGACAGTCAAAGCTAAGAACGCAAATACCGGAAATATTACTGTAGGGTATAGTTCAGCAACGGCCCTAAATACTGGTACTGGATGGTACAGTTTGGATAACAATGAATCGATTACTCTGCAAGTTGAGAATATTGACAGAGTATGGCTTGATGCCACAGTGACGGGAGAGGGTGTAGAAGTGATCTACGAGAAACAATTACAAGCCTAATTAACTAAAAACATGCCCGAACCGTTTCCGGGGAATCCCAAACAATTGCAGGATATGCTGGATAGTCTTGATAACATCGAGATTCTTTTAGGTAGTGGTTCTAGTGGTCTGGCTCAATTAGAGGATTCTATTCATGTTTCTGGCGACTCAGGAATAATGATGTTGGGGGTTCGACAGGATACGCAATCTAATTTTGGGGCTGATGGTGACTATATACCGTTTAGTCTTGATTCAACTGGAGCTCTGCGTATTGCCGGTAGTATAACAGCTACGATTGCTACTGGAGATCTTGCTATTTCGGCAAATCAGACAACTATGATTACTCATCTTGCTGCGATTAAAACGGCTGTTGAGGTAGTTTCTGCTATAGGAACAGTCATTGACACTGTAACAACAGCTGGTACTAGAGAGCGTTTAGCTTCGGCTGGTTGTAAAAGGGTCACTATTCAGGCATTGGCAAGTAATACAAATGTTGTTACTATAGGAGATGTTAATGTTGTGTCAGCGGTAGATAGTACGCAGAGGGGAATAAATTTGTATGCTACTCAGTCTATAGTGTTAAATGTTAATAATACTAACCTTCTATATATTGATGCTCTTGTTAATGGTGAAGGTATAACTTATTTATATGAATCATAAAAAAATACTGAAATTATTTGTTATTAGCATGATGTTTTTGGGGGTGTTTGGTTTTCTTTTTATTGAAAAAACTAACGCGCAGGTGGGAGGTAATTTTTGGAAGCTAGTTTCTTCTCTTTTACAACCAAATGTTTCGACTTGGAGTATTTATGCTCCGTCTAATTTACGCTTTGATGGAGAGATTCAGCCAGACGGTTCAACTTGCGCTAATGGTGAAATTCTCAAAAAAACCGCTACCAATGACTGGGACTGCGCGTCTGATACAGGCGGTACATTTCCATTCACTGCCGATACTTATGGAGGACAAGTAGTCAACGCTACTTCCACAGGTCTATTCTTAAAAGGTACGCCCTTAGGACTTGTTGCTTCAACTACTTTTGCCACTAGAGCCACTACAACTTCGGCAACTACAACTAACTTTGCCGTCTCCTCTCTCACTTCGGCTTTACTCTTAACAGATGCCAATGGCTCTTTAGATGAATACGCAGGTACAACTTGCACTAATCAATTTGTTCGCGTTCTTTCGGTTCTAGGTGTAGCGACTTGCGCTACTGTAGGAACTGCCGATGTCGCAGGACTGGATGTTTCAGATGATACTAACTTAGCTGTTACCTCACCTATTACTCTTACGGGAGACACGGTTGGCTTTGATTTCTCTACCTCAAACACTTGGACTGGAGCCAATATCTTCAACAATATCACTAGAAGTACCACCACCTCTGCCACCTCGACCAACTTCTTTAGCACGACCGCTTCCACCACCAATCTTGCTATAGGTGGAGGGACACTTAGAATCTTCGGCACAGTTGGAACGGCTCTCTCTGATTTCTGCACCGCTATCACAGGTGGTGCAGGACTCTGTGATGGCTCAGATGACGGTGGAGCAGGGACTTCCGCTTTTGAAATAGCCACTACTACAGATATTGCAGTATCAGGATTATCATACTTCACTAATACATCAGGTCGGACTACTCTCGGAAGTGTCGCCACCACTACTCTCGCAGGAACTTCTAATCAAATATCTGTCTCCAATTCTCCTAAAGTTATCGGGGCTTCTGGTGCGGTCTTATCTTTTCCTAACACAGTCATCTTCCCTCAATATGCTTCTACTACTCTAGGATTCTCAACTGCTTATGCTTCTTCAACTCTCTATCACGGAGCAGGTCTAGCTTCTTGTGATACCACAACAGGTAAACTTCTTTGGACTAATGGTGTGTTCTCTTGTGGGACAGATTTCAATACGGGAGGTGGAGGTTCAGACCCATTCACTCATCCGTCAGCAGGCATATTCGCAACTACCACAAACTTTATCATCGGCTCTAGTGCTACCGCGTCTTCTACACTTATAGGCAATCTCAATATCACTGGCAACTCCACAACAACTCAAGCTACAACAACCAATTTCTTCTCTACTACTCTCACAGCCACTACGGGCTTCTTCACTAACTTATGGATAGGAGTTGATACTCTCGCAGAATACATTTCAGACACAGCAGGAGCGATGTGGACTGGAAATACCGAAACTGGCGGAGCAATAACTTATCAAGATGCTGATAACACAATAGACTTTGTATGCAACACAGCCACTTCAGGAGT